CCACCGTTGCCGCCATCGCGCCGAAGCTGGGCCTGATCTTCGTCAACTCGGCCAGCCCGAAACGCGCCGAGGACTTGCTGTCTACCCTGCGCGAAGTGCTTGGCACGCTGCCGGTGCGCCCGCTGACCGTGAAGATGTCTCCGACCGCCAGCATGACCGACTGGCTGACAACTCAGAAAGCCGCGGATGACTTCTTTGTGCTCGATGAGTGCGAGCTTCGCGACACCCATGAAGACGGCGGCGTTGTCCGCTGCAAACGCCAAGACATGACAGGGGAAGAAATTCAGACCCACCTGAGCACCGGGAAGGTCGTAACTCAACTCTCCATGGCATGGCAGGACAAGCTGTCCTTTGTGCTCGACGACAAGCTGGTGATCAAACGCCTGAAGTTCGAAGACTTGCTGGTGGATCAGGCGCAAAAGGACGGTGGTGATGATGCCCTCGGCCAGCTGGATGCCAGCTTTGCCCTGATGATGCTGACCTTCGCCAACTTCATCCCGGCGCTGGTAGACGCATTGGGCGGCGAAGAATTCCCGCAAGGGCTGGACAGCGCCAGCAGCACCGCCACGCGCGAAGCAGACGATGACTTGCTGCCAGAGGCGATCGCCTTTGTGCAGGAAACCCGTCGCGCGGCAATCAGCGCGGTACAGCGCAAATTCAACATCAACTACAACCGCGCCGCTCGCCTCATTGAGCGATTGCAGGCCGACGGCATCGTCAGCCCTCCCGACAAAAATGGCGCCAGAACCGTTTTGTAACAGCACTGCCTGGCGGGCCTGGGGTCCGCCATTAACGCCAAGGATTAGCGAAAAATGATCGTGATTGTTGATGGCCGCCGTGACACAAGCAGCGGAGACAAACCCAATAACCCTGTGAAATGGACCGGCAGTTTCGAGGTAGCCGATGCATCAGGTAACGCCATTAAGGCCACCTGGGAACCCAACGGCGTACCGCGCATGAATTATCAAGGGGCACGCAATCGGGCGACTCAACTGGTCGAAAGCCTGACCGCTCGCCTCTTCGAACAACACAAGCAGCCTATCCGTAAGGTCGCTTACACACTGACGTCGCGATGAACTCTTATGAAATCGAAGGTATCGACTTGCGGCTGCCCCAGTTCATGGTGTCGCCGCAAGTGGGCAACCGCATACAGAGCGGCAAGGCGAGGCTGATGATTATCCCGTTTCGCCCTCAACCATCCGTGTGCGCGTCCACCATGGAGCGCCTTGGGCTTGAAATGGTGTCCGACCGTGACCTGCTGGGCGCTGCCCGCCTCGCCTTCAACTTGGGGCTTATCCCGCCTCCGATCCGCATGGGATATGCCTTTGAATTGAAACACGAATACGTACCGGAAAAGACTCACAAAGTCGGTACGGGGATAGTAGAGAAAATGGGCATAACACGACTGCTGGATATAACCGCAAAGCACTGGAAGCTCTGCGGTTACGTCAGCCGTGAAGACTTCAATGCATATTGGCACCAGGCTGCCGCCGACCTGAGCGAGCACCCCAATCCATGGTGCTGGCTGATCGAATTCAAATTTAAGGGGTAAGACATGGCCATACCTGTGCTCGCGGCGCTGTTACTACACGTCATCTGGCTTGCTCGCGCCTATCGGCACGTTAACCCGGCGATTATGTCCCGCGTGCGGACCGGCGCAGCCATTGGGTCCTGGGCGATCACCACTATCCTGTTCTGCCTGATTCAAAACGCTGTGAGCGAGTTTGCACCGCCGGATTTTTATTTAGGGGTCATTCAGCAAGCCGACAGGCCATAAACGTCATATCTTCCCCTGATAATTCAGTTTGTTACGCGCTAATGCGATCGCTTGACGATAGTAGTAAATGACAACTACCGTTTGTCGTCTATTTTAAGCGCTATTGGAACTTAGCCTAACGCTTGCTACCTTAACCCAGTGTGGGGCCAAGTGTGGGACGGGGTTTTTCTGGCGTCAGGAAAACCCTTATTTCACAAGGCCTACAGACCATACATACCGGGGATACACCATCCCCGTAGCTTTCGGTAAAATCTGCGCCACTTATCCTAATGAAGTACGGCCCGGGAAAATTCCCACTACCCCTGTCACTCGGGCCGAGAAAGGAAGCTGCAAGCAATGCGAACCCAAGCCGTTACACCCTGCAAAAAGGTCGAACACTATGCCGCTCGCTCAAAAGGTTATCGCGACGATAACGGTCCCCGGCGTCTATGCCGATAAAAATGGACTAAGCCTCAAGGTCAGGCCCACGGGCTCTAAGTCCTGGATCTTTCGCTACACCTCACCATCTGACGGCGAACGTCATGACATGGGTTTAGGCCCGTTCCCTGAGATCAACCTGACTGAAGCCAGGAAGAAAGCGATGGAACTTCGCGCCCAGGTCAACAAAGGAATAGATCCCCTGGAGGAACGCAAGGAAGCGTTTAGCGCTGCGGTAACCGTTGAAAATGAAGCGCTAACCTTTATTGAGCGCCACCGTGCAGGGTGGTCGGACAAACACGCCGCCCAGTGGTTGAACTCGTTGACTGAGCACGTTTTCCCGATTATCGGCAGCATTCCGGTTTATATGGTGGATACACCGGACGTCATCAGGGTGCTTGACCCAATTTGGCTGCAAAAACCAGAAACGGCGCGGCGTGTTCGCAATCGGATGGAACGGGTTTTCGATCACGCCAAGGCCCACGGGCGCCGCCTGAGCGAGAACCCGGCGCGCTGGAAAGGCCATCTACAAAACCTTATGCCCAACAACCAAAACTCGGCATCGCCGCTGGAAAGCATGGAGTTTTCGCGCCTGCCTTACTTTATGCGTGTATTGGAAGGTGAAGACTCCCGCGCCGCGCGCTGCTTGCAGTTCCTGATCCTAACGGCCTGCCGGACCAATGAGGCCCTAGGTGCAACGTGGAGCGAGATCGACATGATCAATCGTGTGTGGACGATCCCCGCCGAGCGCATGAAGAACGGCGAAGAGCACCAGATACCACTGAGTGAAGAGGCCTTGCAGGTACTACGTGATGCCGGCTCCCGCGGGAGAAGCGAGATTGTATTCCCGGGTACGCGCTCGACGGCCATGCTGCCGGACAACTCTTTACGTCGACTTTTACGTAAATTGAAAGAGGACTGCACACCGCACGGTTTCCGGGCAACGTTTCGCACCTGGGCATCTGAGAAAACGGCCTTTTCGCACGAGCTGTGTGAGATATCGCTGGCTCACGTCGTCGGTAATGCAACCTCTCGCGCCTACGTGCGTGGCAACCAGTTGGAGAAACGTCGCCCGCTGATGTCCCGCTGGGCGAAGTACGCCATGGACCGTGTGACACCGCATCACCCGATCATGGGAAAACAGCCCACGCCCGAGCAAACTTCTTTTATATAAATTGACACAACGTTTCACATGAATTGACACCGCAACCGATATGCCTGGCGGCAAAAACCGCCAGGCTATCCCCTACCGCTACCCTCCACGCCCCCACACAAACTGTCTAAAAAACGCCTCTTTAATGGCCTTTTGATATCAAAAACGCTATCCCCGGACATCATTTGGCCGAAAAAGTCCGTTCATGGCGCTGGCGTGTCCTGCACTGGTAGCACGCCGATCGGCGCCGATCCCAGGACCTGCCCCACGCGCGCCGCCGCATTCTGTTTTCCGATGCAGTCCAGCACCTGCGTGGCGCATTTGGTCAAGGCGTCTTCTGTTTGATCGATCGCGTTGTAGGCCGCTTCATTGCGCACCAATGCCGGGCGTCCGGGCAGCCGGCACGGCACCAGGCTGCACACCTGCGGCGGCGGCTCGATAAGCGGCGGGATCGGTTGTTTCTGGTCGTGCGTAGCGCATCCCGAGAGCAGCAGGGACAACGCCACCGAGGTAATCAGAAATCTCTTTGTCATTGCGCTTCAGCTCTGCGAAGTTGCGGTTGATGAGGTCGGATTGAGTGTCGAGGGTGATATTGAGCCGCTGCGTTGTCCGGCTGACGTCGGTGAGCTGTTTCTGCAACTCCGTGCGATCGGCCAAGGCGCTGGCCAGGGCGTCGTTGTGATCCTTCAACGTTCCATTTGCTTGCGTCAGTGTCTCTACATCCCCTAAGGCCGCATCCCTGGCCATCTGTGCGTGATCCAACGACCACAACGACAGCACCACCACCAGAACGGCAGCGCCACCAGCAGTCAAACCCAGCGTATTCATGACTTCCCCCTGCGCCAGAGCGCTTTGTTATGGCTTTGCAGCCTCATCCGGTGATAACTCTTTGCGAGGCCGCTCTACCGCCTTGCCGGCGACGTAACCGGTGGTGACGGCCCCCAGCACCATCCCTGAAATGACTTCCAGCGATCCGGCAATGATCCGCACCAGTTCGATGGCTTGGGCGCTGCCGTGTGCCATCCACACCACACCGCCCATCACACCCCCGAACACCCCGATGACTACCGACAGCACGGTGACGCACAGGGCAAAGCCGAAGCGCTTCACCGACGGATTGCCGGTGGTGCCCTCTTCAACAAAACGCCCCATCCAACGTAGAAATGCGTTCATGCCGACATGGCCCTCTGTGTGCGTTCCAAGTACACGAGACGCTTCGACGCCCCGATCTGGCCGCCGTTGATCTTCTCGGTGATCATCTTGAAGTTACCGACATCGGCCAGCTCATTGAGCCCGCGCGTGGACCAGTACCAGGCCGCCGACAGTGCCGCGCCTTCGGGCAGTCGTAAGTAGTCCGGCACCCGCGCCAGCTCCAGGCCGATCGCCTTGCCGAACTCCAGGTGATTGGCCTGGAAGGTCAGCTGCTTGAGCCCGGCGCCGCGGTGGCGCCAACCGTCACCGCTCGCTTCCGGCCCATTGCCAAAGCGATTGGCGTAGGCGTTGTTGGCGATCGCTTCCGGTTTGCGCTCCAGTTGCAAGGCCAGGGCGTTGGGCTTATTGCGCGGCTTGCCCTCTACCAGCACCTTGACGTAGTCGCCCTTCCCATCCGGCACGGCGTAACGACCGGCCCACGTATTGGCCAGGCCGTCGGCGCTGTAATTCAGGCCTTCCGTCACGCGCGTGAAGTCACCCGATTCGTGGGCAATCTGCGCCAGGAACATGGTGATACGTGGGTACGTGTTGATCTGATAGCGCCGCATGGCGGCATTGAGGGGAGCCAGGTACTTAGCGCATGCCACGCGTCCATCCTGCGTAATGCACAATGCTTGCAGCTGACCCAGTGTCACCAGTTCATTTGCGGCCATTGGTACGCTCCCGTTCCAGCTGCTCAACCTGGAAGCCAATGCGGAGTACTTGCTGTTCCAACGTCTCCGCTTTGCCTTCAACCTTGGCGACACGCTGCGTCAGCGCAGCCTGATCACGCTCATACATGACCTGCTTGGCGGCGATGTCCGCGATTGACTTCGCTACTGCATCCAGCTTGGTGCTGAAGGCCGTCACCGACGAACCGATATTGCTGCCCAGCCAGCAGAGGGAGCTGATAAGCAGCACCTGCGCGGCGCTCATCACCCACTTCACCATCGGGTTTTCCCAAACCTGAGAGGCCATATCCTGATCCCATTACCCATAAGCACATGGCCATCATTTTCCGACAGCCATGAGCGGGTTTCGGGAGGTGGTTTGCACCCTCAGCGCCTGGCTGAGCGCCGACCTAAGACACTGCCGAGCATGTTCAAGCCCTTGATCACGTTGTTGATGCCGCCAAGGATCGCGGACAGACCTTTGTTCTGGTTTTCTTGGCTCTTTTTCCAGTTCTGATAGGCCGAGCACTCAAACAGCGCGTTGACCTCACTCAGCGGCAAGCGGCTGGCCGTGGCCAAGTCCTGGTTAAAGTACAGAGCCAAATCCGCCTTCGTATTGATCATCTGCTTCCAGAAGCTCACACGCCCCTCGGCTGATTCCGGTACGAGGGTGAAATCGGGCAGGGCCCAATTCGGGTACCTCCGGATCGCCGTCTTGGCCTGGCCCTGGCACTGTTACCTGAGCCGCCAGCACGCCCTGTGCGTTGAATACCGCGTGCACAAAGTGCTGAAGCTGTAGAGAGGCATTTGAATAGGCATCGAACAGCTGCACAAACTCGGTTTCAGGGCACTTCTTGAGCGCGTTGATCCTCTCCAGCAGTGCTTTGCTGTAGGAAACAGGGTCGACGTATTCAATCGGCGTCTCATCCACGCCACGAATGCACGCCGACATCACGCCCAGCTGCCAGCCGAAATAGGTCTTGGGCAATACCCCCGTTTCAACCATCGTTTCGATCGCCTCAGCCTGGTAGCCGTGCAGCGGCGTACAAAGGTGTGGTTCACCGTTATGGTCAAACGGTACCGACGCCACATAATCGGATTCGGCCAGCAGGTAATCGTGCAGACGACCTTTACCCAGCTTGAAATCCGGGCCGTCATCCACCATCGCCGCCAGGTAGAAAACAACGACGTTCATGCGCTCATTGACCGACCACAACAAAGGATCTGTCACTTGCAGCTTCCCCGGCGGGCGCGGAATCTGCTCACACGCCACCTTGAGGAACGCGGTGATGGTGCGCTGCGCAAACCGGTAAGGGATGGCGCACAGTTCCTGCACCTGCCCGATCTCCAGTTCGCGCGGTTGAACCGAAATGCGCAGCGTGTGCACGGGTTGGATTGACTTCATAGAGCCCCGAACGATTCGTATTGAGTAAAGGTAAGGTTCAGCGCCGAAAACTCTTCGACGGCCCGGTTTTGCGCCACTTGGCAGCTCACCGGGACCAGAACCCACGAATTCGAATAGCCGCGGCCCTCTTCAATGGCGCCGTGGGTAATGGTGAAGGTGTTGGCGTAATCGCCCGGCAAGCCGAACGTGCCATCTGGATGCGCGTGTTGACGCTTGAGGTTTTCGAACCAGGACTTGATCTCACCGTCGACGTCGTAGCAGGTCATGGTCAGCTCTACCGGGTCGACGCCGGTCGGCACTTGGGTGAACCCGGAACCGATCTTTTTCGTCTCGTACCCCAGCTGTACGCCGTTGTAACTGATCTCCGTGGCCAGCAGGTTCACGCGCGGGGCACTCACCTTGCCGATCGGCTCGACCAAGATATGGAACAGGTTGGAGCGCTCACGCAGGACGTCCATTGACTCAAGGTACATGGCATACAACGTCGCCCAGCTGGTACCGGCCAACGCCACGTTGCCGCCGCCGTATTTGCTGGATGCCCCGAAGAAGTTATCCATCAGCCCATTGGCGGCACCGCCCAGGTTGCCATTGAGCAGATTGCCGGCGATCTTGGTGTACTTGATCACCGGCGCCGAGGCACTGAGAGCGCCAGCAATCTTGCCCGCCCCCTGATAGCCAAGACGCTCGAATATGCTACCCATCAGATGGTCACCCACTCTTCACAGAAGGCCAGCTGAGGCAGCCGCAATTCGTAGTCCTGGATGCTCATTTGCACCTCAGAAACAGCCCGGCCAAACAACTCCGCACCTTGCGTGCGGGAGGCCTCCAGCGCCGTGCTGTTCTCGCGCTCGATGTACAGCAGCCACAGGGGCCGGATAATGGCCAACTCACTGTGATCAAGCGTGACGTCTTGCGCTTCAACTGCTCCGATCAACGCCTGGTCATCCACACTTTCGCCGCTCTTCAGGTCGGCATGCCCGCAGTATTGCCGCGTGGCATCACGCAGGTGGCGCTCTACCTGTTCCTCGGTCAGAACGCAGCCGAGCGGCAGAACCGCCATGTGTTGGGCGGCCAGTTCGCTGATCTTCATGACCGCCCCTTACTTGTTGGCGAACCAGTGGAAATGCAGCGTCCCGGCATACAGCAGCGGCGTATCGTTTTCCCAATCGACGTCTGGCGTGTCCATGATCATGGTGGCTTTCAGGATTTCTTCTTTTCGCGTGTAGTCGTCCGGACGCCCGCGGTACACGGTGGCGTCAAACTGCGCGCCGCTTTCAATGAGCGCGATCAGCGCATCACTCACGGTGCCGGCCACCACCTCGTAGATCCCCACCGGACCTTCAAACTTCGTTTTGTTGTTCTGCGGCTGCCCCATCAGCTGACCGTTGGGGCCGTAGAATTCCATCATGTCTTTGGGAGTCGCGACCGGCCAAGGGAACTGCTTGGTCAGCAGCTGGATGTTCTCGTGGCCATGAATGACCATGATCGCGTCAGCGGTTGACGCCTTGCGCCCCAGGTCGTGAATGTTTTGAAACGTGCTCGAAAGCACGGCATGAGTGTTGACTGTCATCGGGGCGCCCCTGATTGTGTGTATTCGGGCCAATGATCAGGCATAAAAAACCCCGCTCAGCGGCGGGGTTTGCATGCTTTGCCGGTCAAGACCGGGCGAAGAAACGCTTGATGTCGGGGCGATCCAGAGCCATCAGTGTGGCCATGCTGACCTGCACCGTCAGGTCCATGAAATTGCCCCTGTCATCCTTGGCGCCGGTCAGCGGGTAGCTGATCGATTCCACCACCATGGGCGAATACGTTTGAGCAGCGTAGGTAAGCCCGAGCAGCTTCGGTGCCCGCGAGGGAAAAAGTGCCTTGATGAAGCTGTCCATGTCGCGCGTGGTTTGCAGCACCTCAGACAAAATCCCCTCTTCGGCCAGTTCCTGCGGAAAAATCCACTCCAGCAGGCGCTGCAACGGAGCCATAACTTCTTTGGCGGCGTCTGTCGTTGCCCGAAACTCAACACTGAAGTTGATGCGTGACGGCGGCGCGCCACTGAACACCTGGCGTGAATTGAGCTTAGTCATGCCCGTGCGGCCTTCCAGCTCTTTTACCGCGGACTTGAGCTTGTCGGCCCCCGTGTCGAGCATGGCGCCGATCTTGCCATTAGGATCAGGGTTCACCGCCTGCAAAGCGTTGAGCACCGGGACCAACGAGCCGCTTTGAATCGTCGCAGTGAGCATGGGCGCTTTGGTTTCAGGCCCCATATTTTCAAAAGGGCTTTGCCAGTTTAAGGTCGCTTCAAACGAACCCTCTTCCATCGCGCCATAGACACCTTCGTACTCATGGATATCCGGCACGCCCTTGGAGTCGCACACGAACATGCGCGCCATCAGCAGCGGCGAAAGGGTGCCCCAGTCGCTGCCCAAGTCGTTACTGGACACCTTCAGGCCCAGCAGCGAGTCGGCGATACCGCCCAGCGCGGAGCCCGCCGTATCGCCATCAAGAAAGCCAGACACGGTACCGCTGATTTTCTCGCCCACTTCGGAAAAGGTGGTTTCACCATTCCAAAGTGCCGAGACGGTGCCGGTCACCTTCTCGGCGCCACTTTTGAGCAGGTTCAGGTTCTCTTTACCGCCGACGAACCCTGCAACCGTGTTTTCCGCCTGCTTGGCAACGCCAGTGACAAGCCCCTCGCCCACTCGACCGGCAGTGGTAGCAGCTGACCCTAGCAGTTTGTTCGACGTACTCCCGGCCAAGGTGCCGGTCACACCCTTAAGGGAGCTGGAAACCAGCGCCCCGGCCTTATCAAAGCTAAGGTCAGCCATGGGTTACATGCCCATTTTTTTGCGCAGACGCATGGACTTGGCACGCTTGATTTTCGCGCCGCCGCTGAAGGCCTTGCGCTGCATCTTGCGTACTGCCGACTTTTGCGCCGCGGTCAAACGCACGGTGCCTGCAATGCGCTTGTTGATGCGAATCTTCTTGCCGCCGCGCACCACGATCTTCTTGCGATAAGTCGCGTCGAGCATGGTGTCGTCGTCTTCACCGTCCACAAAGCGGCCAGCGTCGTCGGTCATGGCGTCTTCACCGTCGGGCAGCTTATCCAGCAACGCTTCATGCACGCGCTCAGCCACGTCGTTGTCAAAACCGGCATCGGTGAACAGCGCATCCAGATCGTCTTCGGGGATACCCTTGTCTGCCAGATAGTCGCCCACCAGCTCGGCGATCATGCCCGCGTATTCCACTTCGTCTTGGGTCAGATCGGTGTCGCTGTCGGCGGCGGTACCGACAACCAGCGCCAGCAGGCGATCGCCATAGCCTTCGTCGTCACCCAAGGTTTCGGTTTGCGCCCACTCGGCAATTACGTGCATTGCATCCAGGCGCATCGCCTCGGTGTAGACGACATCCGGCACTTCGCTGTTGTCGGCATTGTCGAGCATGTTGCCCTTGTTGTTTGGCACGTCGCCCGCGTTGGCTTTTTGGACCGCCGCCGCAACGGCAGTCGTGTTTTTCAGAATGGCACTCAGCATGTTCATATTTTTGCCCCTTAGCTTTGGCGGACGATTGTTTGTTGTGCGCGGGTGACGCGGTTGGTGCCGTCGTAGCAGACGTCATAGAACGCGTCCATTTCATCGTAAGGAGCCGCCTCGTTACGTTTGACCTGGAACTGCCAGCCGGCGCCATCAAGCTCTGCGGTACCGTTGAGCCATTTGGCAGACTCAATAGCCGGCAGCAGCGTGGCCAGAAAACGACTCATCATCGTGATCGAGTCGTTCATTGGCTTCTGCGAGGTTTCTTGACCGAAGGCCGCTACCTTGTCGTCCAGGAAGGTAGCCATCTCAGCCACCGCGATCAGCTTGCTGGCACCCGTGGTTTGCGCACCGGTCAGCGAGTCAATCCAGGCGTATTTCGCCCCGCTCGGGTAGTCCTTGAAGATGCACGGGTTAATCTGGTTTTCCGCCAGCAATTCCAGATCATCGTTGCCCGGCTCATACGTTTGCGTGATGTTGGTACCGGCCAGGCCGTAGTCACTACCCGCGATCACCCGGTTACGCGGCGCGATCCCCTTGGCATTCACCTGAGCATTACGCGCGCAACGCAAGCCGATTTGCTGGCCAGATGTGCCGAAAAACGCCTTGCCCCCGGCAATTGGGTTATCACGCTTGAGCGGAGCCCAGTAGGCTTGCCCGTACAGCTCTTTGATGCTGGCACCGATCGATTGAATGAACGCTGCGGCAGCCTCCGGCGATAACCGGCCAGGCACGTCGAACGGGAACTGCTTGTTGATCTCTTTGCCCAGGCTCGCCACCAGCGACAGCAGTGCCACGTTTTCCGACCCGCCCGCGTTCAGGTAGGTGAAGTTCGGCTTAGAACGGCGCAGGCGATCGATCGCCAATTCCATTTCCGCAGACGTGTAGACCATCCGACCTTCGGTGAAGTAATCCAACAGCGCCGAAGTGAACTTGGCCTTGTTGTTGTCCTTACCGTAGAAGCCGCAGGTGATGGGCACAGAAGCGCCCGCGGCGACTTCGATCACGTCCAGGTCATCCGTGCCCTTGTCGATCACGTCACCGATGTAGCTGCTGTTACCGAACTCATCGATCGCAGCCAAGTCCAGGGAGCCGGTGAACGGGCCGATGATCACCTTGCTGGTGGCCGGATCCACAAACTGGACGGTGATGATCTTCGACGGCTGAGCCACGCCCTGGTCATCTTCAGCCGCTTCGGCGTTGATTTCGCAGGTCAGACCATCGTTGAAGCAATCCAGGTGCTTGAAGGCGATCAGCGCGCCATCGGGCAGGCCAACACTTTCAAGGCCAACGGTCCAGACCGCTGGCGCAGCACCGCCACCCTCTGCCGGGACAGAAGCGGTCGCGATCAGCAGCTTGTTTACCGCGTCGGTCGCGATCAGGCGGGAAACGATGGCCTGTTGCGCGCCATAGCGCACCGCTTCATAAACCTGAATCTGAGCTTCGCCCAAAGCCGATACGGCCAGACTCACGGCCTTACCCAGCTTGCGCTCGAGTTTTTCGCGGGTGACGGCAAAAACCTTATCGGTACGACCGCGGGTGAAGCGGCCAATAAAACCGCCGTTGTAGTCGGACGCAACAGAACCAATCTCGGAGTTATCCGCGATGAAGTTCTGTTGGACGCCGGAGCGCTTGTTGATGGCGCGAGACATTTGAACAGTCATGTGCAGCCCCTTTATTCGCTCGCAGCGTTGGCAGCGGCCTTGCTGCCCTTACTGACTGGTTTGATGGGTTCAACGGCTTCCGGCGTTTCTGCCGGCACTTCAGGCGCTGGCTCTTCCTGCGCGACGTCGGCGACTTCGATAACCACAAAGTCGTCCTCTTCGCTGTTGTAGCGCTTGGCGAGCGCCGCACTGTCGGTCACCAACACCCACGCCTGTTCAAAGCTCTTGACCTTGAACTGCACACCATCGCCCGGCGGAATGACGTCATTGATCCCCGTCGACGGCACCAGCAAAGGCTTGACCGCCTTGTGGGTGATCTTCGCCATGAAAGGGAACTTCTGCCCCAAGCAAATGGCCTTCGCCAACTCGCTCGGCTCGTCCCCTGCCCCCTGTTTAATCTTGATCGTCGCCATGGTTCACCTGTAAGCCCTTGTCTGAATCCCAGCCTTCGCGCACCGCACGCCCGGCGTATTCACGCTGAATCGCGTTATATTTCTCGGCAGTCGGGCAAATCACCGTCTTGCTGCTGAACTGAGGTAGATGCACGTTCAAATGCCGCACCACCACTCGGTTGCGCGTGTTGTTCGTCAGCGTCAGTTCGGCAGGAAATTCGGCAATGTCCGGCAGCCCCCACGCAGGAGACTGTAAGGGCTCATCACCCCCCGTTTCGGCGGTTGTTTGCTCCAGTTCCGCGCCGTCTGGCGCAGGCTCTTCCAGGCGAGGTGTCGGCTTCCAATCCACCGGGAAACGCCCCATTCCTGGATAGAAACCCTCACGGCGCTCCAACAGGGGCGCTACCTTCTCGACCTGGCTTGGTGCGGCATTAGCTGCTGGGTCGATGGATGGATTGGACGCGGGCGTATCACCAGCGGCTGCCTGATCAACCGGCAAAGAAACGGGCGCCGTAGCGCCCGCCTTCTTCTGGTTGTTGGCATCACTGGCTGTAGCAGCCGCCTTGCGAGGTGTTGCCGGCTTTGCGGCCGCTTTCTCGCTGGCGGGTTTAATTGCCTTAGCCATGTCAGCCCCCTTATCAGTCTGCCAGCAGGTCGACGTTCTGAACGGTAATCAACGCGCAGCCCATTGCAGATGGCTGGTGCGGGTTGATCTCGGTCAGGTTGCGGCCATACAGCGCAGTGCCTTGCTTGAGGTCCGACAAGATGCCCAGTGGGATCAGGGTCGGCGGCACTGCATCGGAGGTGACCACAGGGTTACGAGCAACCTGCGCGGCGCGACCGATCGCCAGCATCTGGATTTCGGTGGCCGTCTCGTCGACGTGACGCGGGGTGTAGTAGATATCCACCTGGTTCTTGTAGCGGCCTACGCGGAAAATGCCCGGTCGCGCCGACACACCCGACGCGACGAAATCATCACTGCCCATGGTGCGGAAGTTGGAAGCACCCTTGGCGCCGACAAAGATCATGGAAATGCCGAACTCCATGGTGTTGTTGGCCACCAACTGATCCACTTCGCCCAAGAAGGCAGCGAAGTCGCGCCAGCGCTGCGCACGGGACTTTTGCAGCAGCTGGTTAGCGGCGTCGAAGTTGAAAATACGACTGGTGTTGATCGCGACTTCCTTGACCTTGGACAAGGCCAGGTAGAAACGCTCGTTCGACCACTGACGACGTGCCGAGTTGACGGCGACAGTCAGGAAGTCCGCACCCAGTTCGTTCTGTGCCTGGCTACGTGCACCTGGTGCAACTTGCATCAGGGTGCGCTGCTCGGCGCAGAACAGACTGAAGCTTTCGGCCTTGACCTTGACCGCGGGAGTCAAAGCAGGGTTGGTTTCGTAGTCGATGAAGCCCACGACCTTAGGTACAACACCCGCCGGCAGCGCCGGGTTGAACGTCAGGCTACCGCTGCCGTTTGCGGGAGTAACCGAACCACCAATGGCGTAGTCCGCACCAGCGATATTGATGGTACCGGCGATCTGGCGAGCGGCGGTGGTCTGGTTAGGGTTAACTTCAGCCGCGACCTTGAAACCGGCGATCTTGACGTAGGTGCGAGTAGGCAGCACCGGAACAGGGCCGCCAGCGCCAGCAATGTCGATTTTGAACGCAAACGTCGCAGTCAAACGGTCGACCGCCATGGCCGCAACTACACTGCGCTCCGGCATCGTATACGCCTGGCCACCGTTCACGCCGTCCAGGATATCGCCGTCTTTGTACGCACCGAAGGCGGTACCGGCAGTGCTGTTCACGATCGCCAGCTTCGATTCGTTCGACGAGAGATCCGAAGGCAGCGCCGCCGCGAACGGGATGGCTTCAGCCAGGCCGCCGACGATGGCCACCGCGATGCGGTTAGGCTGGTGAGACAGCGGCGTCGATTGCAGGGAGCTCGATACGCTGTCGAGCGTTACGCCGTCTGGCAGAACCAGTTGCGAACGACCATCAGCGACCGACATGCCTTGAAAGATTGCAGCATCGATCATGTCGGCGGATGGCGCGAAGCCGTGGGTATGCTGGAAGCGGGCAATACCGTCGAGCATGGCGGCCAAAATCTGCGGGCGAGCCTTCTCATCGACAATGGCCATCAGCGGGACCATGCGCGCCGGAAGCATGTCATCCGGGTTTTTCAGCGCCTCGGAAATCGCCGCTACGGACGTTTGAGAGGTGCTGTCGAGCATGTTGCCACTGCCATGGCTGAGACGCACCAGCTCATTGACCTTGGCTTCATCCGACTCCAGCGTAGTGTCGGGCGCGTATTCGTACTGTTGCGGCATATTTCCTACCTCATTGCGTGTTTTGGGCAGCGCCCGATCCGTTACAGCAACAATTCTGAGGTCAAAAAAAACCCCCAACTGGTGGGGGTTTGCATGGTTTTCGCGCGGCCTGAACGGTTACTTATGCAGAACAATCATCCGGGCACTGACTGA